GCCGCGATGTGCGGAGTTATTAGAGCCACAAAGAAAAAGAATCTGATTCTCTGTACCCGCGAAGTTCAGCTATCCATCGCCGACTCAAGCAAGCGAACGATTGAAAAGCAGATTGAACTGCTAGGAATACAGGGGCAATTTATCTCAACGCTGAACAGCATAGTCCATAAAAAGACCGGCTCAGAGTTCCGCTTCCGTGGCCTGAATGACATTCGCTCGTTTGAAGGGCTGGACATCGTATGGATTGAAGAGGGGCAGGCGATCAGTCAGAAGAGCCTAACCGACCTGCTGCCGACGATTCGCGGCAAAGGTTCCGAACTTTGGATCACGATGAACCGGCAGATGGAAAGCGATCCGATAGACCGCCTTTTTCTGCAATGCTCTACTCCGCCGAACACCATAGTCCGCAAGGTCAACTTCGATGAAAATCCGTGGTTCCCTGAGCGGCTCCGCATCCTAATGGAATGGGATAAGGCAAATGATTATGACAAATACCGGCACGTTTGGCTTGGCGAACCAGTACAGCACAGCGAAGCACAGGTCTTTCATGGACGCTGGAAGATTGAGCCGATCCCGGAACCAAAACCGAACACCCGCTTTTATTTCGGTGCAGACTGGGGCTTTGCAAACGACCCGACAACACTTGTGCGGTGCTGGATTGACGGGCGGAGGCTATACATAGACAGGGCGGTTGGCGGGGTTGGAATTGAGATTGACCGCACCCCACAACTTTTTCGGCAGATTGAAGGCTCAACGAAATGGCCTATCACGGCGGACTGTTCACGGCCAGAAACGATCAGCTACATGAACCGCAACGGGTTTAGGTGTCAGCCGAGCAAAAAGGGCGCGAACAGCGTAGAGGATGGGGTGGCGTTCCTGCGCCAGTTTGACATCATCATATCGCCGGAGCTAAAAGAAGTTCAGGATGAGTTTTCGCTTTATTCCTACGTGGTTGACAAAAAAACGGACGCAATCACGCCGATACTTGAGGATAAACATAATCATTATGTAGACAGCGCACGCTACGCCATTGAGGAGCTTATGCGGCGCGAGCGTTCAGGCGACAGCGGCTTTCTCCAAATGGCATAAAACGAAAGGCGGATATGTACGGCAACCAGATAAACATGCGGCCCGAAACAGGCTTTTTGAGGCTGGAAAAGAGTGCTTACAAGCGGCGCACGGTGCCGACGCAGGACAAGGGCGGGCTGACGTACATCGAAGGCCGAAGCGGTGAATACGACGCAAGGGAGCGCGGACTAATCAGCGACCCATACGCGGACGGCTGGGCTTGGGCTGAAAAAGGAAAGATGCTTGCTGACTACAAGCCGCACATTGTCAAAGCCAACCGGTTTATCAGCAGGCAGAGCGCAGAGTCATCAAACGCGGATACGATCAGGCTTTTCATGATGGGGTTTAACGATTGCAAGGAGCTGGAATGAGCAAAATAATTGTTTGCGGCAGTCCGTCGCCACTTCCGCTAAGAGGGTTTCCAGAAGGAAAAACGCGCATTAGAATTCGCCCAAACAGCGCGACGATGGTTTACGTGAGGCCGCCTGAAGGAGGAATACGGTCGTTTTTTGTAGAGGAATACGACGGCTTCTGGAATGCATCATTTGAAGATGGAAGGAATGTTCAGCTATGAGCAAAACTAAGCGCAAGCACGTTGTCGCGGGAATCTTTGAGGACGGCAGAGAAGTTGAGTTTAACGGGTGCGGCTGGTCTGAGAAGGGCAAAGGCAAGCGGTACAGCCGCCACGATGCAGACATGACCGCGTTTGATGTGAACTGCGAGGGGAAGGTTACGGCTTGGCGGGAAGAGGTTGTTTAGACACAGTCTCAACAAGCTGACTAGACAAAATCTAAACAAGCGTGTATAGCCTTGGAAACTTTAAGGAATATCTTATGGCAGACTACGCAGGGCAAGGCTCCAAAGAAGGCCGTTTTCCGCAAACCAGCCGCACTCGAAGGAATGCGAATCCCGTTGCTACATCTACTGCCAAAAAAAGCGACCTGCCCCTTGAACTGACGCGCCATAACTCAATTTACGATGCACGCGTTGACCAGATGGAAATCAATCTTCTGGCGGTGCAGGGAGGGCGCGAGTACGTGAAGCGTCGGCTCTCCCGCTTTTCCGGCGAGTCAAAGATTGATTGGGAAGGCGGAAGCCGTCCTGACGGCGCAAAAGTAGACGGGCGCAGACAGCAAAGCCATTGTTTCCCCTATGCCGGAAAGATTGTCGGCAAAATATCACAGCACGTTTTCGGTGATGCTCCGGTTCGCGACAACTGCCCGCAAGAAATCCTCGAAGATGCAAGCGCAGACGGAAAGCCGCTGAATGATTTGATGCGGCAGGCCAATGACTATTTGACTTCGTGCGGATGGTGCTGGCTTGGCGTTGATGCGCCTCCGATGACCGAGCAGATAAGCGTCGAACAGAAGGCCGCCAAAAAGATTCGCCCGTATATCCAAGTTTACAGCCCGCTCGAAGTCGTGGACTGGAAGTTTGATGGAATTGGTGGGCTGACTTGGCTGATCACCGAAAGCAAAGCCGTTGAAAGCACAGAGCCAGACCAGCCCGAAACATGCTACACGGTTCGCCGCATCTGGACGGCGGGCATGGTTCGCACGGTAAAGCTGATTGTTAATGAAAAAGGCAAGACGGTTATCGCGTCAGATGAAACCGCACCGATCAGCTATTCCGGTGTTCCGTTTGTTCTATGCGGAACAATCTGCGCCAAGGGCCACCCGTTTGACGACATCGAAAGCGTAAACCGCACCATCATGGACTTGGAATCAGTGAACCGCGCAAACTTCTACAAGCGTTGCTATCCGCAGTTGATTCTCCCGGTTTCGTGCATTCAAAACACGTCTGATGCCTACGCTTCGACGGGCGTAGAGTCTGCCGAACTAATTATCGGCATGAACTATCCGATTTTGATTTCCAAAGACGACCCGACACCCGCTTATCTGATGCCGTCTGCTTCTGAAATTGGAGCGGTGCGGATTGAAATCCAACAGCTCAAGAGCAACATGTTTGACAGCGTGGGGCTGATGCTTCAACAGGAATCACGGCAGGTTGCCAGCGCGGAAAGCAAGGCATGGGATTATCTTGATGTTGCGCAGGTGATGAAGGCGCGGGCTGAAATTCTTGAGAGCGTTGAGAAGAAAGTTTCCGAGATTGTAAACGCATGGGATTCGTCAATTCCGGCATGGGAAGTATCTTACAATCGGCAGTTCGATATTGGCGACTTTAGCGCGGAAATCAATGCCCTGATAATGACCGCAAACGCCTCTATGCCCGCCGAAATGTATCGCATGGTACTACGCAAGATATTCAACCGTCTTGACCGGCTCGGCTCAGAAGTGACCGATGAACAGCGCAAAGCGATTGAAGTCTCTATTGATGAGTTCTCACCGAACGCTTTGAGCGTGGAAACTCCAATGGAGGCGGCTCCGGCAGAAGATGAAGAAGATTTACAGGCTCCACCCGAGCCATGATCGGGCGATTAGGCAACCCACGGCCTTAAACGTGGTTAACAGGCGGCGCAGGCCTTAACAGCGCAGGAGAAAAAGAGACATGAAGACGAAGGCGGAAAAAATAGCGAAGTTGAAAGAAGCGGGGCTGGATGATGCTACCATTGAGGCATTACTGGGCGGCGATGATAACACAAGCGAAATCGCGGCACTGAAGGCTAAACTGGCAGAAGCAGAAGGCAAAGCAAACGGCATCCTTGGCGACAAAAAGAAACAACAGCAGAAGGTTGAGGAATTGCAGGCCAAGCTCGATGAGTTGGAAGGCAAAGACCTTGGCGAGGCTGGCAAGCTGAAGCTCGAAATGGAGCGCATGAAGGCGCGGTTGGACAAAGCCGAGAAGGATAAAACCGACTTGGAGCAGACCTACCAGACCGAAAAGCGCAACAGCGAGTTAGGCAAAATTGCACAGCGGCTGAAGTTTCTCGACACCGTACCGGATGATACGCGCTCCCTGATTATCTCAAACGAGCTGAAAGACCTACAAGACCTTGGTAACACGGTGCTGGTGGATGAACGCCTGAAATCAGTCTCGAAGAAATACGCCGGTTTGCTGGCGGCCAATGTGCCGAGTGGCGCAGGCTCAAAGTCAGGACAACCGGCTGGCGCGGGTAATCGCCCGACGCTGGACGCAGTGAAACAAAAACCATTGTCTGAAATCGCCAAAGACCCCAAGGCATATGTCAAGGAGTTCATGGCGGCGGCTGACAAAGGCTAAAGAAAGAGGGAATTATTATGGCTGAAACTATCTATGGCGAAATGTGGACGCAGGTTGCGCTCGCTGGTCTTCGCAAAGACCTCGTTGGCGACATGATCTGCAACAAGCAGTTCAAACAGGAGTTCTGGGGCAAGGGCGAAAGCCTGAATATCGTTGGCGTTGGAACTCTGACCGACAAAGCCTACACCGACGACAACATCACGTACGAAGACATCACCGACTCCAGCCTTAAACTGGAAATCGACAAAGCTCGTTATGTGGCGTTCAAATCCGAAGATGCGGCTCGCGCCAAGACTTCGATTGATAAGCTGACGGAAATCGTTTCGGATGCTGGTTATCAGATGGGCGACTACTGGGATGCGCTGGTAATGGCTGAATATGCCAACGCCGGACTGACCAGCTACGCAACCGGGACGACTCCTTGGCAGGTGACCGCTACAACCGCCGCGAATGTGCCTGCAATCTTTGGTGCGCTGATTCGCCAGCTCAAGAAAGCGAACGCTCCTAAGGGTGAAATCTACGCTGTTGTACCGCCTGAAATCGAAGAAGCTCTGACGATGTACTTCGGCACCAAGGGCCCGTCCAGCATCCTGAGCGATGACTACACCACCAACGCGAACTATCGCGGCAAAATGTTCGGCGTAAACGTGTTTGTTTCCAACAACCTCGTTACGGCCTCCAGCGTAACCCACGGTTTGGCCGGTGTGATGGGAACTTCCATCGCCTTGGCTAACGACATCATTACGGACGAAAAACTCCGCCTTGAAGGTCGCATTGCAGACGGTCAGCGCATTCTGTCCATCGGCGGTATCAAAACCTACCGTCCGGCGATCAGCATTGACCTGTGCCTGAATGAAACCGTGATTGCCTAACCCAACAGGGCGGGAATCCAAACCGCCCGATTTTAAGGAGAAAAAACATGAAGAAACTTATCGCACTCGCAATCGTGGCAGTTGCCGCAGTCAGCTTTGCTGCTGATTACACTCCGGTAACGAAAGAGATTGGTCTGGTTGCACAGACTTCCGCAACCGTCACCCTGAATCCAGCCGCATATACTCCGGTGTATGTTGGTCAGATTCTCATTGGTACGGTATCGAATGAAGTCTATGTTGCCGAAGCCATCTCGACAAACAGCTGGATTCGCGTCAACTAAGACGCATTGGGCGGGACGTTCACCGCCCGTTTTTTGATTTTAATGGAGGCTGTTATGGCAAGTTACAAGGGACAAACGCGAACACCGTACACCAACGCGCTCGAAGCCGCAAAGAAGGCGGCAGAACAGGCGCAGGCTGTAGAAGTGCCGGATGAACAGCCTCAGGTTTTGCCGGAAGTTGAAACGCCCAAGAAGGGCAAGCGGAAGGCTTAGTCTATGTATACTAAAACGATCATCGACGCGAACGCCTACTACGCTACTACAAGTCACGTCCGGTCATTTGACTGGGCAAACTACAGCACCGACGAAAGAACGGGCGCACTGGCTCAGGCAAAGCGGGAAATCGAACTGTTCATCAATCGCGATGTAACCGATCCCGCAACCACCGACCGCTTCCGTGATGACTACGCAATCTTTGAGCAGGCTCTTTTCATCCTTGATGAAACAGTCCGCACAACAACAAGCGAAAACTCCGCGCAGATGATCGAAACCGTTGACACCGAACAGCGCGAACGTAACTACGGGGTTACGCTTTGCCCCATGGCGCAGAAGTACCTTGCCCGTCAGCGTCTAAAAGTCAGCCGAGGCGATTAACATGGCAACGTCCGGCAAAGCGCGGGAAAAGCTCTTGCTGGCGCAGACGGAGCAGGGCAGAAAGCAAATCCTCGCCATTACAGCGCAGGCTCGCAAAGAGATTGAGCTTAAAATCCTTGAGGCAACCAGTCGCGGCGACTTTGTGAAAGCGGCGGTTATCCGTGACGGTCTTTACAAAGGCATAGCCGATGAGTACGTCAAACTCAATCGCGGGGTAGATGACTGGACAAAACAGCGGGCGACCGTGGTTTCCAAGGCTTGGCACACGCTGGCGATTGATGACCTGCCGGAAGCCGCGTCTGGCGCAACCTTCGGTCAGTTCTCGAAAAAATATCTGGATGACATCATCGGGAAAATCAATCCGTCAACTATCGGCAAGCGCGTTGCGATGAACGCACGGATTGAAGGAATGCTCGCGGAAGATGTGCGGGCGATCAGGACGGCGGTTTCTGACGTTATCCGTAAAGGTGCTTTAACCGGCATGAATTACAAAGAGATGTCCGCTGAAATGAAAACGCGGGCGGCAGAGATAAAGCCTGCCTTTAAGTTTGTGGACAAGGCGGGCAAAACGTGGAACACGGATTCTTATTTCGGGATGCTGAACCGGACGCTTCACTCAACGGTTGCGCGGGAAACCTATGCCGACACAATGGTAGAGGCCGGGCTAGACCTTGTGCGGGTTGAGGGTCATAGCACCTATCCAGACAGCCCTTGCATTCCGTGGGAAGGTGAAATTCTAAGCCTAACCGGAGCGACAAAAGGTTATCCAACGATGGCAGAAGCGGAAGCAAGCGGGTTGCATCATCCAAATTGTTGCGTGCCTGATACAATGGTAGAGTGTCCAGACCTTCAGGCCGCAAGCCGTTACTTGTACTCAGGCGAGATGGTCAAGATTGAACTGTCCTCCGGTAATTCTTTGACCGTTACCCCAAATCACATGCTTCTCACCAATGAGGGATTCGCCACGGCTCGCTCGCTCACACAAGGCGATAAGATAATCAGCACAAGCAAAGGAAAGCGGCTTGGCGGTAGTTGCCCAGATGTAAACGGGAAGCCAGCCATGATCTCTGATATATTTATGACGCTTCGGCAATCTGTCGGCGTGTCTACCGCTCAAGTGCCAGTGACCCCCGAACACTTCCACGGCGATGGAGTATTCGGGAATGGCTATGTCGATATTGTATCGCCCAACGGCCTTCTGCTGGACAATCTCAACGGGAAGGCGGGAACGCAACCAATCGGCAAGGCTGGTTTCGTCTTGGCTCGCTCCAAGCAATTTAACTTCTCTGGTAACAGCACCCTTGCATCTATCCTCCTCTGTGCGGGACATGCCACGAACCGCATCGTGAGCGGCGTTAGTATTAGCGGTGCGCCATTCGATGCCTCTACGCTGTTGTGTAAGCCTGAGTTGTTCGCCTTGGCTCCTGATGTGTATTCCTGCGGAAACAAGGGTTGCTCTGACGTTTCTGACAGTCTCTACCGTAATCTTAGCGACCTCGTAGTATCCAATGCCGGATTCATAGAGCTTGACGATGTTCTGAGCGTTGTAACTGAGTTTTATTCTGGCCATGTTTATGATCTCCAATCTTTAAGCACACTATACACGGCTAACGGGTGCTTATCAAGTAATTGTATCCATACCCAATCCGTTTACATAGAAGGGGTCTCATGACCGACCTAATTCCAGATAACCAAAGAGCGATAGTCTGCAAATGCGGAAGCGTATCATTTGCGTTACGTGGTGACGGCTTCTGCGAGTGTCACAAGTGCGGCAAGGTTGGAAGCTATCAATGGGAGCAGTACGCTAATGAGACAGAATCTAAACAAGGTGCGGCATGGAAATAACTGTTGATAACCGCGAACTAGTTGCGCTCGAACGCCGCCTTGCGCTGGCAGGAAAGGCAACTCCGCAGAACATCGGCAGGGTGCTGAAAACCATTGGCGTGATCGTAAAAGGCAAGGCCGTTGCGTATGCACCGCGCTCGCAGACAAAAAGCGAGTACGTTGCAACGCTGGTTGGCGGAAAGACAAAGCGGGCCACGTCTAGCTTTCACCCCGGACAGTTAAAGCGGTCAATCACCACGGAGGTTTTTCCTGAACGCGTAGAAATTGGCGTTCCGTCAAACAGCCCCGCAAAAGACTATGCCGAGAAAATTCATGAAACATGGAAGCGCACGCCGCACAATGACGCTCAGGCTACTGACCATTACATTTTCAAAGCACAAGAGGATTCTGAAGCCGACTACATGAGGGCGGTTGACGCGC